AACAAAAGCAACTAACAGCGAAATTAGTATTCTAAAGGAATATCTACAACAGTGGTTTAAACTTCAAAAGTTTGACACTAGAATGTTTAGAATTGTTCGTAACGTATTCAAATACGGTGATGCATTCTTTGTTAGAGACCCTGAAACTCAAAAGTGGTTTTATATTGATCCGGGCAAAATTACCAAGATCATTGTTAACGAAAGTGACGGTAAAAGACCTGAACAGTATGTAATTCGTGACTTAAATCCTAATTTCCAAGATCTCGTAACCACAACAATTAATCCTAACCAAGTTAATACCAACAACAGAGGCACAGCCTATGTTGCTGGCGGCGCTGCTGCACAAGGGCAAGCCAGTGCTTATCCTATTACACCTGGTTCAAGATTTCAAAATAATCCAAACGAAGTTGCAGTTGATGCAAAACATGTTATACATCTAAGCCTGAGCGAAGGACTAGACAATAACTATCCGTTTGGTAATAGTTTATTAGAAAGTATTTTTAAAGTATTCAAACAAAAAGAACTATTAGAAGATGCTATTCTAATCTATCGTATACAACGTGCTCCGGAAAGACGTATTTTCTATATTGACGTAGGTAATATGCCAAGTCACTTGGCTATGAGCTTTGTTGAGCGTGTTAAAAACGAAATACATCAAAGACGTATCCCAAGTGCTACAGGCGGCGGGACCAACGTTATTGACAGTGCTTACAACCCTTTAAGTATTAACGAAGATTACTTCTTCCCGCAGACAGCAGAAGGTCGTGGATCAAAAGTTGAAACACTACCCGGTGGAACCAACCTAGGTGAAATTGATGACTTGAAGTATTTTACTAACAAGTTATTCCGTGGATTACGTATTCCAAGTAGTTACTTGCCCACTGGTTCTGACGACGGCCAAGCACAATATAACGACGGTCGTGTAGGTACTGCTTACATTCAAGAACTGCGTTTTAACAACTACTGCATGAGATTGCAGAGTTTAGTTAGTTCTATATTTGATCAAGAATTTAAATTATATTTGCATAACAAAGGTGTTAATATTGATTCAAGTTTATTTGAATTACGATTCCAACCACCGCAAAATTTTGCAAGTTACCGTCAAGCAGAAGTAGACAATCAGCGAATAACAACGTTTGGTACAATTGTACAACAACCGTTCTTGAGCAAGCGTTTTGCATTAAAACGTTTCTTAGGATTGTCAGACGACGAGATTGCAGAAAATGAACGTTTATGGGCTGAGGAACAAAAAGAATCAGGTCCTATAAGCACAGACAGTTCAGGTGAACTACGTTCAGTTGGAGTTAGTCCTGCAAATATTGAAAATGATGCTGCTAACTTAGCTGATACAGAAGCACCCCCGGGAATGGAGCCTGCTGTTGGAGCAGGTGTGCCTGCTACTGGAGCTGCTGCTGGCGCACCGACAGCACCGGGAGCCGCACCTGCTACTACACCGCCAGTTGCATAAATATTAATATGATTTTGCGAGAACTATTTTACATCGATAAAGATACTAAAAATCTTTCTAGTGACTTGAGGTACGACCCAAGTCGCGATAAATCTCCTATGGTTAAAGGTGACACTCGCAAAACACGATTAACACTAAAACAAATTAACGAGCTACGTAAAGCAAGTGAACAACACATTATAGAACAGGAAGCTGATTTAGAATTTGTTCACAAAATGTACGGCGCTCAGCCAGCACCAGCAGCATAATACTATGCGAAGATTTGTACTAGGCAACGGTAGGAGCCGTCTTGCAATAGATCCTACGCAATTAAAAAAATACGGTAAAGTCTACGGATGCAATGCATTATATAGAGAATGCGAACCTGATTATTTGATAGCAGTAGACCCCAAAATGATTATAGAAATTAATAAATCAGGTTGGCAAGACACACATGAAGTTTGGACAAATCCTAATCAAAAATACAAAGGATTTCAAAATTTTAACTATTTTAAACCTAGTTTAGGTTGGAGTAGTGGGCCAACTGCATTAGACATGGCCAGTAGACACGGTGCAGAAGAAATATATATTTTAGGTTTTGACTATGACGGAGTAGACGGTAAATTTAATAACGTCTATGCAGATACAGAAAATTATAAAAAATCACATGATCATGCAACTTACTATGGAAACTGGTTAAGACAAACAGAAACTGTGATTAAGAACAATAGAGAGACAAAATACTTTAGAATTGTTGGAGATAAGTTTCATGATGCCGGTTGGTATTATCCCAACTTTAGAAACATAAATTTTAGAGATTTTATAAATTTAATGAGTGGGTGGTCATAAAACGACTAAAAATCCACCATTATACTACATATATTACAATTTAATGTAAATATAATTTGACAGCCTTGCATATATAAAGGAGAAAAAACATGACTGATCGATCAAAGTTCGAGCAGATGCTCGAGTTTCTAATTGCTGAAGAGCAAGACAAAGCCAAAGAACTTTTCCACCAATTAGTGGTAGAAAAATCTCGCGAAATCTACGAAAACATCTTATCTGAAGACTTCGAAGAACTTGAAGAAAAGAAAGAAGAAGATGACGAAGAAATGGACGAATCTAAACAAGAAGACGACGAAGAAATGGACGAGTCTTTTGGTTTTGCCGAAGCCGACGATTCCGAGGAAGGTGACGAAGAAGGCGAAGGCGGCGACGCAGGCGACGACTTTGTTAACGACATCGAAGCCGGTGACGAGGGTGACGAAGAAGAAGGCAGTGGTGACATCGAAGATCGCGTAGTTGATCTAGAAGATGCATTAGACGACCTACGTGCAGAATTTGAAGCCTTAATGGGCGACGAAGCTGGCGGTGATGACATGGGCGGAATGGACGACATGGGCGGTGACGACATGGACGGAATGGACGACATGAACAAAATGCCAGAAGACAGCTTCATGCGTGAATACGTAGAAAAAGTAAGTGCTGGACACGGCGCTGAAAAGAAAGGTTCTGGAGAAAGCAATGCTAACACAGCTAGCCCAGTAGCCGGTAAGAACGACATGGGTGGTACAACTGCTAACATCGCTAAGGGCGGTGAAGGCGGCGGTAAAGACAGTGGTTTAGCCAAAAGCAAGCCACAAGATATGAACACTGGTAACATTAATGTTCCAGGCGGAAAAGCTGGCGGTGCTTTCAGTAAGAAAGAGCCAGGACACGGAGCAGAGAAGAAAGGTTCCGGTGAAAGTGCTGCTAATACCAAAAGTATTATCGGCGGAAAATAAGATATGTCAATGAACTATCTTCGCGAAAACCTGAGTTTCGACCAAGCAAGAATGGTCGTTGAGTCTGACGGTCACGAAGGCAAAAACCTTTATATGAAGGGTATTTGTATTCAAGGTGACAAGAGGAATCAAAATCAGCGTGTTTATCCTGCAAGAGAGATTGGCAGGGCTGTCAAGACCCTGAACGATCAAATTGCTGGCGGATATTCAGTTCTAGGCGAAGTAGATCATCCAGACGATCTAAGAATTAACCTAGACCGTGTGTGCCATATGGTCACAGAAATGTGGATGGATGGCGCAGATGGTTGTGGAAAATTAAAAATCCTACCAACACCAATGGGCAACCTAGTGAGAACTATGTTAGAAAGCGGTGTTAAATTAGGAGTTTCAAGTCGCGGATCCGGAAACGTCAAAGATGACGGCTCCGGTGAAGTATCAGATTTTGAGATTATCACAGTTGATGTGGTAGCTCAACCCAGTGCCCCTGGAGCATACCCAACACCAATTTATGAACACCTGATGAACAATCGTGGTGGATATAATGCTTTCCGCATAGCGCAAGAAGTGAAAGGTGATCCAAAAGCACAACAATATCTCAAAGAGAGCCTATTAGGAATAATAGGCAAGCTCCGATAACAAGAGGAGAATCACATGTTGGACGCACTTAAAAATCTATTTGAGAATAATGTGATTTCAGAAGAGATCAAAGAGTCTATTGAGGCTGCGTGGGAAGCTCGCATTGTCGAGAATCGCGCACAAGTAACTCAACAGCTACGTGAAGAATTTGCTCAACGCTACGAACATGACAAGTCAGTTATGATCGAAGCAATTGACCGCATGTTAGGCGATCAATTAAAAGAGGAAATTCAACAGTTTGTAGAAGATCGTCAGCAACTAGCCGAACAGAAGGCCAAGTATGCTGTTAAAATGCACAACGATTCACAGTTAATGAAAGAGTTTGTAACTCGTCAGTTAGCTAATGAAGTTAAAGAATTGCATGAAGATCAAATGCAAATGGCTTCCAAGTTTCATACACTTGAGAAGTTTGTAGTTGAAGCTCTTGCTCAAGAAATCGCAGAATTCCATGTGGATAAGCAAGACATTGCAGAAACTAAGGTACGTTTGGTTCGCGAAGGCCGTGAGGCTCTAGCACAAATGAAAGAAAAGTTTATTAAACGTGCAGCTACACTAGTCGAGAATACAGTTGAACAAACTCTTACAAAAGAGATTGGCCAACTTAAAGAAGACATTGAAGCAGCTCGTCGTAACGATTTCGGTCGCAAACTATTCGAAGCATTTGCTAGCGAATACCAGGGTAGTTATCTTAGTGAAAAATCAGAATCAGCTAAATTGCTCAAGGTTATAGACCTAAAAGAATTAGAGTTAGCAGCCGCTAAAAAC